TTACAGAAAAAATTGGTGTTGATGGAAACATTGTAGATAATCCAGTAACAGAATTGCCTACTGAAACAGAAGTAAATACTAAACTAACAGAACTACAAGACGCGTGGGACACGGCTAACACCTAATGTTCTACGGCGCAGCAGCATTTGCGACCGAAACATTTTCGCAAGGTCCTTCATCATTTGGTAGCATAGTTGTTGTACCCACAGGGGTACGCGCAACCTTTAACCTGGGCACAGTTACTGTTACAGCTAACAGTGTTATTGATGATTTAACAGGTGTACGTGCTACCTTTGCGGTAGGTGCATTAACAATTACAGCTGACGCAAACATTACTTTGGATGGTCAAAGAGCAACCTTTGCTTTAGGAACTGTTGTAGTTACAGGTGATGCAAACATCACATTGACAGGAGTTCGCTCGACATTTGATGTCGGAGATGTTACAATAGAATCTAAATACGACGTAACTGGTGTCAGAGCCACGTTCGCACAAGGATCTGTTACAGTAGTAGGTTCAGCTACAGTGACTTTAGAAGGAGTGAGGGCAACCTTTGCAGTAGGGACGCCTAAATTTACAATATGGAACGGTGTGGATGATTCTAACACAGACATCTGGACAGTGGTACCAACAGGTTAAGGAGAAAAATGGCAGACTCGAATATAATTAAAATAAATCTTCAGACTACTGGGTCTAACTCTGGTACTTGGGGTACAATAACAAACGAAAACTTAGAAAAAGTAGAAGAAACATTAAAAGGATTTATTGCAGTGCCTATTACAGGCGCAACGACTACCTTATCTAACCCTAGTGGTGGTAATGGTTTAGCTTCACAGACAGCAAAAATAACACTTAAACTTACAGGCACCCTTGGTGCAACAACTAGCGTTGAAACAGTTGCAAGTGTTGATAATTTTTATTTAGTAGAAGATGCAACAACAAGAGCTGGTAATACTTTATTATTTGGACCAGCTGGTGGAACAAAAGTAACACTAGTAGAAGGTGCAAAACATCTTATTTTTGTTGATGGTGGATCTAACACAGCTTTCGATGTCTTTAGCGACATGGGTAATGTTAAAGCTAACGGCACGTTAGAAGCAACAGGAGATGTTACACTTAACGGTGGTGATCTTACCTTTAACGCAGCAGGCGCTAACAAAGATGCAACTTTTTCTGGTGTAACAGAAGCTAATTTATTTAAAGTAGATGCCAGCACAGACCGTGTAGGTATTGCAACTAACTCACCGGGCACCACTTTAGATGTGGCAGGCACGTTTAAAGCAACGGGCGCTATAACATTAGCTGGCATAACAACGACAGCAGCACTTAATGTAACAGACGCTGATTTTGTTTTTAATGATAACGGTGGAAATCATGATGCTAGATTTGAAGGCAACACTGATGCAGCTTTACTCGTAGTAGATGGAAGTCAAGACTTAGTAGCCATTGGATCAGCAACACCTTCTAATGGTAAATTAGAAATTAATCAAAACGATGCAGCGGGTGCAATATCTTGTTTAAACTTAGACCAAGATGACACTGATGAAGACTTTATTTATTTTGAGGGCACATCTGCTGGCGATAGTACAAAAAGTTTATCTTCTTCAACAGGAACTACAGGTGGTAAACAAGGAGCAATACGCGTAAGTATCAACGGCACAGATCGTTGGATTAGATTTTACGACACAGCAGTATAAGGTTTAAATGGCTCTTGTAAAAGTACCAATAGCACCAGGAATAGACCAACAAGACACCGAGTATGGTGCAGAAGGTAAATGGTTTTTTGGTAAGAACGTACGTTTTAGATATGGTCTTCCAGAAAAAATAGGTGGCTTTATTACTGTTACAACAGAAACATTAATAGGTGCAGCACGGGGCATTGTAGATTGGTTTGACCTTAGAGGTGAACAATATTTAGCAACAGGAACTAATAAAAAATTATACGTGTACCAGAATAATGCCTGGTATGATATTACACCGACACGCGCAACAGCAGCTGGTAACATTACAGGGTTTACAACTGTAAATAATTCTCCTACAGTCACCGTAACAGATGCAGCAAACGGTGCAATAGAAGGTGACTTTGTTACGATAACAAGTGTTAGTGGTGCAGTTAATGGTATACCTGCAGCCACATTACAAAATAAACAATACGAAATAATAGAAGTTGTATCTACATCGCAATATAAAATTACTGCGACTGCTGATGCAACAAGTACAGGTGCTTCTGCAGCAACAGCAACAGCATCTTATGAAATTAATACAAACCCTGCAACATCCATAGCCGGTTACGGTTGGGGTGCAGGCACATGGGGATTATCTACATGGAACACAACACGCGCTGGTCTTGCAGCACCTAACTCAGTGCAGTTAGATTCAGGTAAATGGTCCTTGGACACTTGGGGTGAAGATTTATTAGCATGTCAGTTTAATGGTTCATTATATTACTGGGACACATCAAACAGTGCAGGCACACCTGTAGCAGCTGTAATTATTTCTAATGCCCCAACACAAAATAGATTTGTTTTAGTTTCTGGTACAGATAGACATGTCATATGTTTTGGAACACAACTCATAGGAACAACGACACAAGATGATATGTTTATACGTTGGTCTGATCAAGAAAACGAAAATGATTGGACACCTACAGCGATTAACACATCTGGTTCACAAAGATTAACAGATGGCAGTAAATTAATTACTGCTAAAAGATCACGTGGTGCTATACTTGTATGGACAGACACAGCTCTGTATCAAATGCAATTAGTAGGCGCACCTTTTACATTTGGTTTTTCACAATTAGGTTCTGCTTGTGGTGCTATTGGATTACACTCAGCCGTAGAATCAAATGGTAACTCATTTTGGATGGGTAAAGATTCTTTCTTCGTGTTTGATGGTGCGGTTAAAAAAATACCGTGCAGTGTAGAAGATTATGTATTTACAAACATAGACCAGGCGTCACAAAAAGATACATTTGCTTGTCTTAATAGTGAGTTTAATGAAGTGACATGGTTTTATCCTTCCAATGGATCATCACAAATAGATAGATATGTAACTTACAACTATGAAGAAAAATCCTGGTCTATTGGTGATCTTGCTAGATCTTCATGGGTAGATAAAGGTGTATATGATTTTCCTTACGCTTTGGATTATGACCCTACAAGTTCTACAACACCAATTACACCATTATCACCAGCTACAGAAATATCTGGTGTGACTAACGGACGTGCCTTAATGTATGCACAAGAATTTGGAACAGATGCAAATGGCGTGGCGTTAGAATCAGAATTAAATTCTGGTGCTTTTGTTATTCCGCAAGCAGGAGAAAACTTAATGTCAATTAAAAGATTTATACCAGACTTTAAAAATATTGCTGGTAATATAAATGTTGATTTAATATTTAAATTATACCCTACGTCAAGTGCTACTACAACTGTTCACACAATTACATCTACTACTAATAAAGTAGACACGCGTGCGCGTGGAAGACAAGCACAAATTAGTATAAAAACTACAGAGCTAGGAGCTAACTGGCGTTATGGAACGTACAGAGCTGACGTACAACAAGACGGGATGCGATAATGGCGCAAATAATATTACCAAGAACACCACAAGGTGCACAAGAGTATGACAAAGTGCAAATAGATAAGCTAGTTGCAAACTTAGAACAATTAATTTTACTGCTTAATAGTACTTACACGCCGGAAACGTTGCGTAATGATGATGAAGCTTTTGCGTGGTTTAATGGGTAACATATACACAAATTATAAAGTAGATTTAGCTACAAATACAAATCCTGTCATCTTGTATACAGTGCCAGATAGAGTACAGGCTGTTATTAAATCCATAAGAGTTAGTGATGACTCAGGATCTGGCAGTACAATTACAGCAATCATTACAGATGCAGGAAATGTGGAGTTTAGCTTAGGTAAAGATATAGTGGTAGGAGCCGCAGTTCCTGTGGAATTATTGACCCAACCTCTTATAGCCAAGCAAGCAGAGAAGATTACGGTTACCCCAGGCAACGCAGACAGACTACATGTAGTGCTTTCGGTGCTTGAAATTAATAATAATACTTGATATAAGGAGTAAATATGCCTATAAAAGATGATAGTGTAGTAAAATGGACCACGGTAAATGGAGAAAAAGTTCCTGAAATTGTCGTGCCAGCCGAAGTAACTATTACTAATACGCAAACAGGAAAACAATATG